CCATGACCGGCCGTCTCGAAGCAGAACTGATCGGAGTGCTCGGGGATGAGGGGTACCTTGCTCTCGTCGAGGCCGTCGGCGGTCAGCTGACATACGTTCCCAAATCAGCGTCCGGCACGGTGCTGGCTGGTCAGATTGGTGATGCCTATGCCGAGTTGCTGAGTGCCTCTTATGGCGGCGAACATCTCGATGTGCCGCTGTCCCGACCGTTCCGTGCCCGCCAATTCTACGCCCAGGGGAAATCGGCCAAGGACATCTGCAATCACCTGACCATGACGGAGCGCAACTTTTACCAGATATTGGCGGCAATGGACCCTGAAGAAAAAGCCCGTGGGCAGTTCGATCTGTTCGACCGGACCGGCTGATAGTCTGAAGAGCTTCAGGCTAATCGGGATGGCATCCCGAATTTAGATTGGCGGCATTCACTCCTACGAGCGACCGCGATGTCAAGTCCCTCAAAATTCGACAGTCTGATCGACAGTCTCGACGGGGCCTGGGCGGCCTATATGGACCCGGAGCGCGAGACGAAAGAGCAGCGGGCCTGGCAGGCCACCTTCTTTGGTGAATTGCGCAGCGAATTCGGCTCGCTGTCGGAAACGGCCGTCGAGAACCTCAAAACCATCATCTTCTGCCATCGCACTTTCTGGGCCGACAGTCCCCTGCCGTATCTGGCGTGGTTTCTCGGCAACATCCGAAATGAGGTCGGCGCAAACATGCAGCCGATCAAGGAAACGCACACAGGCGGTGTGGCCCATATTTCGGATGCACAGGTGGTTGTCCGGCTGGATGCCTGGTGGAAATCTGGCAAGGCGCGGGAAAAAGGTGTTCGCAGCCGTTATTGGCGCGAGACACCCGGTCACCCGTTTGGCCGCGGCTATTTTCAGACGACCTGGCATCAGAACTACGCGAAGACGCGCCGTATCGTTCGTGAGGTGACAGGCGTCGATGTGCCGTTCGACGACGATTACAACCTCATGCTGGATCCGCTGGCCTCGGCAATCGGCGGCTTCGCCATGTCGCTGAGGGGCGCCTACACCGGTAAGGCACTCATCCAATACCTGAATGATGACGGATCATTCGATTATCACAATGCCCGCGCAATCGTGAACGGTGACACGTTCAATTTCGCCCGCGTCGCCAAATTCTGCAAACAATTCGAGAACGCGCTGGAAGCTGCCGAGGCAGAAATGCCTGGTTGGCTGGCCAACAAAGCCGTTGAGCCTGAGCCTGAGTCTGAGCTTGAACCTCAATCTCCGCCACCCATCCCGACGCCGCCGATGCCTCCCGCCGTTTCACCGGAATTGCCGGACGCGCTGGACAGCTTCGCCGACGCAGAACCTGACACTCTGCCTGTGCCGATCCACGCGACGGCCCGCGAGCAGGTCGCATGGGCAGTGGCATTCGCCCACCAGGTGGGTCTCGAACCCGAACTGCACATCCACCTGCATGTGAGCGGTGGCTCGCCAAATTTTCCCCAACCCGCCGACTGACCGGCGGGCAATCTGAAAAGGACAATCCGATGAATTTCTCCAAAGGCGCTCTGCGGTCCACCGGCATATGGGGCGGCCTCATCGCGGCACTCCCACAGGTTGCCGCGATGATCGATCCGCAACTCGGCGGTATCGTCACAGACGCAATTTCGGTCGCCGGTGGCCTGCTGGCGGTCTGGGGCCGCTGGACTGCAACCACACGGATCGACCGCATCCTGTAACTCCTCCTCCCCGACTGGCCGGTGGTTGCATCCCAGCGCCACCGGCCTCTTTTTTGGAAACGATCATGAAGACATCCATCGCTACCGTTGGCCTGGTCGCCGCCTGCACAGGTGGTCTTGCCACCTACGTTGTGCCGACCGCATTCGAGACCAGCTATCGTGGCGAGGTCGTGCGGGTGATCGACGGCGACACGGTTGAGGTTTCAATCGAGTTGTTCCCGGGACTGCATCGAACGGTGGCCATTCGGGAGCGTAATCTCGATACGCCCGAAAAACGACGCGGTCGATACGGTGCGCAGTGCGAGGAAGAGCTGGCTCTGGGCAAAGAGGTTTCGGCGCTGGTCGCCGGTCAGCTGCCGCCTGGCACCGTGGTCGGTGTCCGCAACATTTCGAATGGCAAATATGCCGGTAGGGCGATTGGCGACATCCTGCTCACTGTCGATGGGAAAACCGTCGATCTGGGTGACTGGCTGATCTCGCTGGGGCTGGCCGTGGCGTACGATGGTGGGACGAAACGAAAGGTCTGGTGTGTCGATGGAAATTGATTTGGGCAACCTGTTGTTTTTCATAGTGCTCTTCTGGTGTTTAACACGATGAGCGCGACTTTCTTTTCCATCGCGACCGCTGGCGGCATCCTGTTAGTTGGCCTCTTCTGGCTTTGGCTCATGGTCAAAATCTGGGAGCGCGTCGATGACTGATCGTCTGCTGTCTCGTTTCGAAACTTTCGTGGAGAACCACCTGTTCTGGCCGGTCGGGCGACTTGTGGAATGGCTTTCGCTAATCGTGATGGTCAGTTGGACCATCGAACTGACGCTTAACCGCGGTCTGTTCCTTCGCGACAGCTACCGAGCCTTTACCGTCTATCCCCAATGGATGTGGGCCGCCCTTTTCGGCGCGGTCGCCACCGCGCAAGTGATCATGATCTTCTATCGTGGGCGTCGCATGGGCGATCTGCGCTTCGGCCAGATGACAATCAACGCGGGCGTGTGGTGGTGGGTTGCCGGCAATTTCTTCTTCAACACAGCATCGACGACGGCTGCCGGCACCTATGGGGCCATCGCGCTGATCACGACATTGCTCGCACTGAGGCTCGGATGGAAAAGCTCCTCCTACAATTGATCGCCGCCGCCGGTCCTTTCGGTGCAATCGTTGCGGCCGCCCTGCTGGTTTTTCTGGTGGGTGTGTGGCTGCGTCAGAGGGGCATGATCTCGTTGGGTGATCGCACCAAGATTGTCAGTCGTGACGAATTGTCGAAAATCGACAATTCCCTGTCCGGCATCGGCAGACGGCTGGAAAAAGTTGAGGTTGAACTTGAAGAGGGTTTCGAGACCGTGGAACGGCGGTTGACCGCCGTTGAACACGATCTCGAGGGCCGTCCCACACGCGAAGAAATGCATCAAATCGAACTCGCCGTGGTGCGCACGCAGGGCACCATCGAAGGGATCGAGCGGACGGTGGGAGCGACGAATGCCGCTGTCACACGAATGGAGGATTTCATGATCGATTACAGCCGCAATGCGGCAGGAAAGGGCAAGTGATGTTTGAAGGCTACCACGATGCGTTCGATGCCGAAGCGCGACTGATCATCCTCAGGGCGCTTGGCGACGAGAACGACGGCAGGTTGAACGACAGCTTCTTGACGACGGTTCTGGAAACCTTCGGCATTTCCCGTGGGCGCGATTATCTGCGCACCCAGGTCAACTGGCTGCGCGACCAGTGCGGTGCTGTGACCACCCGCACAATCGGCACGGTGCTGGTGGTGGAAATTACTCAGCAGGGCGAAGACCACATCGAAAGGCGGGTGCCAATCGAAGGCATCAAGCCGCCCGCGCGCAAGAGGGGCTGAGACGATGGCCGGACGCGGACGCCTTTCGTCGATCGACCTGCTGCCCCGCGAGGCCGATGACGTTGTATTGTGGGCTGCGACAGAGTTGAAAGAGCGTGAGCGGACCCAACTCGACATTTGGAGTGAATTCAATGCGCGGTTGGCTGATCTCGGTATCGGCAGCGTCTCGAAATCAGCGTTCAACCGCCATTCGGTGAAGATTGCTGAGATATCGCGTCGGGTTCAGACCACCCAGGAGATTACGGCCGTTCTTACTGACCGCCTTCAGCCAGGCGATGAAGACGATCTGACGATCATGACGGCGCAGTTGGTCAAGACGCTGGTCTTTGAGTTGGTGCAGGGTGGTGGCGAAGCGGGCTGGACGCCAAAGCAGGCCATGGAGATGGCCAATGCGATCCGTTCCGCGACGGCCGCGCAACACATCTCTACCGATCGCCGCCGCAAGCAGGAAGCAGAACTGGCAAGCAAGGTGGACGATGCGATTGATCGCACTGCCGCCATAGCCGGACTGTCCGCCGAACGCGCCGCACAAATCAGGCGCGATGTGCTGGGGGTTCGCACATGAGCGAAGCGATAATTTCCCGCGACCCAGGCGATCTGCCCGACGAATTGCCGCGCGGCGCGCAATTGCCGGAGGATCACGACCCACTGGCCGACGGCATCCTGATGCTGCACCAGAAGGAATGGCTGGAAGATGACAGCCCGCTCAAGGCAGCGGGAAAGGGTCGGCGAACCGGGATCACCTATACCGAGGCGCTGGATGCGACGATCATCGCCGCGTCATCGCGCAAGGCCGGTGGGTCGAACTATTTCTATATTGGAGACACCAAGGACAAGGGCCGCGAATTCATCGGTTATGTGGCACATTTTGCCAAAGTCGTTCAGGGGGAACTGGCCAACATCGAGGAGTTTTTGTTTGAGGACGAACAAGTCGACGGCACATCAAAATTCATTTCGGCCTACCGGGTGCGTTTCAAGTCGGGTTACCGGATTGAGGCACTGTCGTCGAACCCTGCGAATATTCGCGGACTTCAGGGGATCGTCTGCATCGACGAAGCAGCCTATCACAAGGATGTGCGCAAGGTCATAGATGCGGTCAACGCTCTGTTGATCTGGGGCGGCAAGGTGCGGGTGATCTCGACCCATAACGGCATCCTCAACCCGTTCAACGAGCTGATCACCGAAGCGCGGGCGGGCAAGAACAACTTCTCGGTCCACCACATCCCCTTCCAGAAGGCCGTCGACAACGGCCTTTATGAACGGGTCTGTCTGATCAAGGGCGAACAGCCAACGGCTGAAGGCAAGGCGGAATGGGAAGCGACGATCCGCAATTCTTACGGCACCCGCGAAACGGCGATGAAACAGGAACTGGACGCGGTGCCCGCCGACGCCGAGGGCGCAGCGCTCAGCCGTGTGGTTTTGGAGCGGGCGGCTGATCCTGATGTGCCAGTGCTGCGCTGGCAGCAGGAAGACAGCTTCAAGGGGCTCGAAAAAGCCATTCGAGAGGCTGTCACACGCGACTGGTGTGAAACGCATCTCAAGCCGATCCTTGATGAACTCGACCGGCGGCGCGGCCACGTGGTCGGCGGGGACTTTGCACGGTCGGGCGACCGCACAGCCTTCATGCTTTTCGAAATGGGGCGCGATCTCAAACGGCGTTGCAGGCTGGTACTTGAACTCGGCAACGTGCCTTACGAACAACAGCGCGACATTCTATTCTACCTCTTGGAACGGACGCCGCGACTGACCGGTGTTGCGCTGGATGCGACCGGCAATGGCGGCTACCTGGCTGAAGTGGCGGCGCAAAAATTCGGTGAATGCGTTCACGAGGTCAAGCTGAGCCGTGAATGGTACCGCGAAAACGCCACCGCCTATACCGAAGCGTTTGGCGATGAAACCGTCACGCTTCCGGCGGACGAAGACGTGATCCGTGACCACCAGGCGCTGGCGTATGTCGGCGATATCATCCGGGTGCCGCAGGAACACCGCCACAAGGGCGAAGACGGTGAAGAGCGCCACGGCGACACAGCGATTGCCGGAATGCTCGGCTGGTTCGCATCGCGACAAGATTTTTTCGAATACGGCTACGAAACCGGCCGCGACCGTGACGAGGGTGGCTATGCCGAGTGGGCCGATGAGGAACGCTCCCGCGATAGTCTGCTGCCGGCAATGAAAGGAATGCTGTGATGACAACACTCAGCCATCTGATGCGCATGCCACGAATTCGCAAACCGGCGAAACGCGATGCCGACAATCGGGCAATCAGCAACAAGGATTTGAGCCGGGAAGTAGCAACGCCGACGCTGGGCGGTGTTCGCCCGGTTATCGCTGGTCATCCGGCAGAAGGACTGACGCCGGTGCGCCTGGCGCATATTCACCGTGAGGCGGCAGAGGGCGAACCGCTGCGTTACTTCGAACTGGCCGAAGACATCGAGGAGCGTGATCTCCACTATGCCGGCATCATGGCAACCCGCAAACGCTCGGTCGCGCAATTGCCGATCACCGTCTCGGCTGCCAGCGACAGCGCCGATCATCTGAAACAAGCCGAGTTCGTGCGGTCCTGGATCACCGACGACATATTGCAGGACGGCATGTTCGATATGCTGGACGCCATCGGCAAGGGCGTGTCGATCATGGAGATCGACTGGCGTCATCACATGGGCCACACCTGCCCGGCGGCGTTCATCTATCGCCCGCAGCGCTGGTTCACGTTCGACCGTGACGACGGCGAGACGCTCCTGCTGCGCGAAGGCATTGCAGGTCAACCACTGCCCGCCCACAAATTCGTCATCCATCGCCACAAGTCGAAAAGCGGTCTGACGGTGCGGTCGGGCCTCGCCCGTGTCGGCTCGTGGGCGTGGATGTTCAAGCAGTTTACGATCAAGGACTGGGCGATCTTTTGCCAGAATTACGGCCAACCGATCCGCATCGGCCGATACGGTCGCAATGCCAAGGAAGAGGAAAAAGCGATCCTGTGGCGGGCGGTACGCAACATTGCCGGTGACTGCGCCGCAATCATGCCCGAAGGCATGTCGATCGAGTTCGTCAGTGTCAGCGACAAGGGCACCACGTCCGACCTCTACGAAAAGCGCGCCGACTGGCTGGATCGGCAGATGTCGAAAGCCGTGCTGGGTCAGACCACCACCACCGATGCGGTGTCCGGCGGTCACGCGGTCTCGAAGGAGCACCGCCTGGTCCAGGAGGATATCGAGCGCTCTGACGCGCGAATGGTTTCGACCACGATCAATCGGCAGATCATCCCCAATCTGATCGCCTTCAATTTCGGACCGCAGGAGGTATATCCCAAGGTCAAGGTCGGTCGCCCGGACGAACCCGATCTCGATGTGTTCGCCAGCGCGTTCGCCCATGCCGCGCCCCAGGGGCTGACTGCCCCCCTCGGCTGGATGCGGGATCGTTTCTCCATTCCCGCGCCGAAGGACGGAGAAGAGGTCGTTGGTGGCAAGGTGATGACTGGGCCGTCGCGTAATGTCGGCGACGACGTCGATGGTGATCCGGGCACACCACCGGCCAAAGCCGATTTGAACAACCGCAATCCGCTGCCGCAATTGTTGGCCTCGCACCATCTGCGCACCACCACCGACGACGAGATTGACGCGTTGACCATCCGGTTGGAACGGGACGCATCCGGTGCGATGGCCGGACTGCAGGACGCGATCCGCGCTGAACTGATGGCGGCGACGTCCTTGGCGGACGCCGCAGATCGCCTGGCCACGCTGAACCTCGATCCGACCGAATTGGCACAGGCCATGGCGCGCGGCATGGCGCTGGCCCATCTGGCCGGTCAAGCCAGCCTGATCGACGATCTGCGGGATCGGCACGATGGGCGAGAATAAAGCCCGTGGAGCGCCATCGCGCTCGTGGGGTGCAATTTCCCCCGCGAACATTTCAAACGGCTTCTGTAGCCCGTTTGAGACCCCTTCAAATTTGATCCAGCAGGCATATTGAGCATGCCGGTTGCCGATTACATGGACCAACCCTTCGATCAGGCCATCGCGTTCCTGCGTCAGAAGGCCAATGTCCGGACAAAGAGCTGGCTCGATGTTCAAGGAGCGGCCCATTCGCGGATGTTCATGGTGGCGGGCGCATCAACCGACGCCCTGGTCAGCGATTTCCGGCGCGAGATCGACACGGCGCTGGCCGATGGCACGACGCTGGCAGAATTCCGCAAAGGTTTCGATACCATCGTCGCCAAGCACGGTTGGGAGTACACGGGCGACCGCAACTGGCGTTCGCGGGTGATCTTTGAGACCAATCTGCGCACAGCTCATGCGGCGGGCCGTTATGCCGAACTGACCGCGCCCGGTGTGCGTGACGCATTTCCCTTCTGGCAATATCAACATTCCGGTGCGGTTCATCCGCGCCGCCAGCACCTTGCTTGGGACGGGTTGACCCTGTCGGCAGACGACGCATTCTGGGACACGAATTATCCGCCTAACGGCTTTGGCTGCGGCTGTTTCGTCATCCCGGCCAGTCAGCGCGATCTGGACCGCCAGGGCAAGGTCGCGCCTGATCGTTCTCCAGACCTGCGGGAACCGGATGGGTCGCTGCGTGGGGTGGACCGGAGCTTTTCCTATAATCCGGGGAAGTCCTGGCTCGATCCCGCCGCTGATGATCCCACGAGTTTTGGTCTGCTGCCTGCCGGACTGGCACCATTTCAGCTGACACTGCCGATGAGGCTGCCGAAGCAATCAAAGCCAATGAATTGGCCAAAGCCTGTTTCCGGCGCGACGCTGGACCGGCTGGATGCAGAACTGGAAAAGGCGACTTTACCCTGGGCTGGGGAGCTTTCGCGGCGAGAACGTCAGGCACTGGCTGCCTACAAGGAAAACGACTACCACGACATGAACGCCTATCTGCGGGGCGACAAGCGCCGTGCTCACATGCGCGCAACGGTCGAAACACTGGCCGATGCTCTGGATGCATCGGTCGTAGACAGTGATCTCGTCTTGTTTCGGGGGCTGACACGCCCCATCTTGGAACCGCTGGATGTAGGCGACTATTTTACGGAGCGAGGCTTCACATCGGCGTCCCTGTCCCGTTCGACCTCGGAGGTATTTGCCGAAAAAGCCGAACTTTGGGAAATCAGGGTTCGCAAGGGAACACGAGGTGGGGCCTATGTTCACCATGTTCCCAAGGTTCAGAACGCCGAGAACGAATTTCTCTTTCGGCCAGGAATGGTCTATAAAGTGGTCGAGAAACACGATGATCGGGTGATCATCGAGATTGTGCAGGAACTGGATGAGTGAGCGTCAAAAATTGATCGACACCTACCTGACGCTCAGGAATTTTCTGGGTGCGCGCGCCCATGCCGAAACGATGAGTGAAGAGGAATTGACGCGCGCTATCGACGAGGCACGATCGACACAGCGCACCACGCGTGAACGTGGCCGCATGGCCACACTGGCCGATGAGCCGGTTTCCATTATCCGGGTTACACCCGAAACCGCATGAATTGCGGTTAGTCTGATCGTGGGCTACTAGGCCCCATGGCTGGAGCTTCCATCTCAGTAACCATCGAAGACGCGCGGGTGCGCGATGCTTTTGCGCGGCTTTCGCGCACGATGAAGAACACCCGCCCGGTCATGGAAGCGATCGGCACGGGCCTGGTGGCCTCGACAGAGCGGCGGTTCGTTTCCCAAACCGACCCGGACGGCAATGCCTGGATGGCGCTCAACCCCAAATACGCAAAGACCAAACGCAATACGCACATTCTGACGGAAAGCGGACGGCTGCGCGGATCGATCAACAAGCAGGTGGGATCGGATCAAGTGCGTGTTGGTACCAATGTGGTCTACGGCGCGATCCATCAATTCGGTGGTCAGGCCGGGGTCGCAAAATCCGTAACGATTGATGCGCGGCCGTATTTGGGCGTCTCTGACGACGACCGGCGGATGATCGGCGACGTGGTGGAAGGTTTCGTGCGTCGCGCCACGCGCTGAGTATTGGCCTGAACGGCTTCAGTCTAAATCGGTCTCGCGTCGCGCACTAGACATGGCGCATGAACCTGTTCGCGTCCACCCATGCAGTTGATCTGACCGCCGCCGCCACCGAAGGCGACGTGCCGGATTGGATCCACGTGATCCCCGCTGGCACCTTCACCGGCACCGACGGTCGCGGTCCTTTCGTGCTGGACGATGCTGACGCTGTGATCGCGGCCTCGCTGAACGGCCAGAAGATCGCCATCGACGAAAACCATGCGACTGATCTGGCCGGTGCCAAGGGACACGGTTCCCCGGCACGTGGCTGGATCGTCGATCTGCAGGCCCGCGCCGATGGCATCTGGGCAAAGGTCGAGTGGACCAAGACCGGCCGCCAGATGATGGCGGACCGCGAATACGCCTACATCTCCCCCGCCTTCATGACCACTACGGCCAAGCCGCACAAGATTGTCCGGCTGTTTCGCGCCTCGCTGGTCAATGACCCCAATCTCACCATGACATCGCTACACCGGAAGGAAAAACCGATGGAAGAAGAAATTCGCAAACTGCTCGGCCTCGACGACAAGACCGAACAGCCCGCGCTGATGGCCACCCTGAAGGAGCGATTGGAGCGCGGAACTGCCGCCATCACGCATCTCGGCACGATTGGAACGGCGCTCGATCTCAAGAAGAGCGCAAGTTATGACGACTTGATCGCGTCCCTCAATACCCGCCTGGCTGCCAAGCCTGAAGCGGATGGCAAGAAGGATGGCGACGACGAAGCCGCCAGCCTGCGCGAAGAGGTCAAGAGCCTCAATGCCAAGTTGACCAGCGTGGTGACTGATGCCGCCAAGGCCCGCGCCGTGACCGCCATCGACGCGGCCGTCCAGGCAGGCAAGGTGGTTCCGGCCCTGCGCGACCATTTCATTTCGCGCCACATGAAAGACCCGACCGAGGTTGAGGGCGAACTCAAACTCATGCCCTCCCTGCATGCAGGCGGACTGGGCAGACACAAGCCTGTGGAGACCGATGATGGGTTGCTCGACGAAACGGATGCCGAGGTAGCGGCGCTGATGGGGCTGGACCCGAAGGAATTCGCCAAGACCGCCAAACAAACCCGCAGGGAGGTGCTTTAGATGGCCGCTTCAAAAGACATCGACGCACCGAGCCGGACATCCGACCGCTACGGCTATCCGGTTCTCGCCGCCCAACTGCTTTACGGCCGCTCCATCGTCGCCATCACCGATGCGGGCAAGGCCTGCAAGCCGGATCATGCCGACGCCGTTGCCGTGATGGGCCTGGCTGAAGAACGCATCGACAATTCCGGTGGTGCGACAGGGGACCTTTCGGTCAATTGCCTCAAAGGCACCTACCGCTACGCCGTCACTGCCGCCGACTACGATGACATCGGCAAGACGGTTTACGCCGCCGACGACAACACACTCCAGCTCACGAATGCCGGTGGCGAACTCGCTGCAGGCACGCTGACGGCAATTGATGCCGACGGCACGTGGGTCACGTTCTAAAGGGAACCTTTCAGATGGACATCAACGCCTCCACCCTGCGCTCGATTTATACCGGCCTGTCGACGGCATTCAACAGCCAGCTTTCCGCGACCGCCACCTTCTACAATGCGATATCCATGACGGTTCCGTCATCCACGGCGATGAACGAATATCCGCGCCTCGACGAATTGCCCGGCATCCGTGAATGGATGGGCGACCGCCTGATCCATGAACTGCAGGCGCAAACCTTCATCATTCGCAACCGCAAATTCGAAGAGACAATCGGCGTGTTGCGGGACTCCATCGAAGACGACCAGTTGGGCATCTATGTGCCCATCGCCGCCCAGATGGGTCAGAACGCTGCGGCGTTTCCCGACCAGCTGGTGTGGCCTTTGTGGAACCAGGGCGGTGCAACCGTCTGCTACGACGGCCAGTATTTCTTCGATACCGATCATCCCGGCTGGGATGCCAACGGCGCGGAAACCTCAGTCTCCAACTACATCGCCGGGGCAGAAGACGCCTGGTATCTGGTTGATGACAGCCAGGTGATGAAACCCATGGTCTGGCAGTCACGCAAGGCGTTTGACCTGAAGGCGCTCGACAGCGAGACCGATGAGAACGTCTTCATGCGCGACAAGTTCCTCTACGGCATCGATGGTCGCTGCAATGCCGGGTTCGGCATGTGGCAGATGGCAGTCAAGTCGAAGGCGGCTCTGACGCCTGCAAACTACGCAGCGGCGCGCACCCTGATGCGGACAATCCGCAAGCGCAACGGCCAGATCCTCAACCTCAATCCAACCAAGCTGATCGTCCCGCCTTCGCTGGAAGTCGATGGCCGCAAGATCGTCGAGGCCGCACTCATCGATGGTGGCGACAGCAACATCTGGAAGGGCACGGCCGAATTGATGGTCGTTCCGTTCCTGGGTTGAGGAGAAACCCCATGACCGCAATCAAGATCATCAGCCGCCGTCCGGGTTTCCGCCGTCTGGGTGTCGAACATCCAGCCGAGGCAACCTATGCGCCCGACCATTGGACGCCGGATCAACTGGCGGTGCTGGAAGGCGACCCGAACTTCGAGGTCGTAGCCGCGACCGAGGGCGATCAGCAGCAGGGCAATGGTGCCGGTCCGACCGTCGTCCATCAGGGGCGCGCTCCCAAAAAACCATTCGATCCCGAACTTGATGGCGATGATCTGATCGCGGCCATTCGCAAAGCGGTGAGCAATCTCGATGGTGGGGACAAACCCACTGTTGCGCGGATCTCCGAACTGATCGGCCAGAAAGTCGAGGGCAAACAGCTGGGCGACGTGGTCAAGGCGTTCAGATCCGAAACGGGCAATAAATAATTTATGGCCTACGCATCCGCCCAGGACATGATCGACCGCTTCGGCCAGACCGAAATCGTCCGTCTGTCGCAGCCCGAAGACCGCACGGCCGACACGATCGACCAGGCGCGGGTGGCAACGGCATTGGGTGACGCGAGCGCACTGGCCGACGGCTATCTGCGGGGCCCCTACCGCCTGCCGGTGGCATCTCCGCCGGTCGATCTGATCCGGGCAATCTGCATTCTGGCGCGTTTCGACCTGGCCCAATCGGCTCGCGGAACACCGTCAGAGCAGATGATGAATGACCGCAAGACCGTTATCACCTGGCTTGAACAGGTTGCCAAAGATGTGGTCCGTTTGAACGCGCCGCGCCACGGCGACGACACCGATCCGGCCGGCGCATCCGGCGCACGGGTTTCAGACAGGGAAAGCGTTTTTTCGAACGCTACGCTGGCGCGCCTGTGAGTGCCCGGACCCCCGCCCTGCTCGATGCAACCGCGATCCGTTCGATGGAACCAAAGATCATCGAGCGGCTGCGGCTGGCCTTTCCCGACGAGCATTTCGCCATCGAGCGGGTGCCGTCGGTCATGACACTCAATGAATTTGACCGTGTGGCACGGCAATCGCCCTTCATTGGCCTCGCCTGGACCGGCATGAAGCCCGACGCCAATGCCGGACGGGTGATGACCGGCACCATGGACTGGCGGCTGTTCCTGATCGTCTCGGCTTCCGGCAACGATCAAATCCGCTTCAAGGGCGATGCCTTCGATATCGGCCTGGACGCCATGGCTGATCTGGCGATTGCGCTGCTTCAGGGTGTGACGTTCGATGGCATCGGCCTTTGCACGGTCACCGGTGCCAACGCCGTCTATGCCGAAGGCCATGGCGACGAAGGGACCGTCTGTGCCCAGGTCGATTTCTCGATCCGTCATGTCACCAGTCCCCGCGCCTTCGAACTGTTCGATGGCGACGAGTTTGCGGCGCTCAGCGTCGCCTGGCTGACCACCGATGGCGACCCGGCTGAAGCCGATCCCGGCATTACCGAAACAATCGACCCACAAGAGGAGGCAGCCTGATGGCGAGGCCAGAAAAACTGAAGCTGCGCGCCGTCGAAGGCCGCACCGTGCCGCTGGAAGACGGCAGTCCATGGCCAGTCAAACAGGTCAAGAAGGGCGACGAGATCGTCGAGATCGCCAACGACATCACCGTGCGGAGCTCGCTCTACTGGCGACGCCGGGTGCGTGACGGTGACGTGATCGACATCGATGCCGAAGCCACTGCAAAACAGGCCGCAGCAGACGCCCGCAAGGATGAAGCTGCCAAGAAGAAGGACGCCAAATAATGGCCGATCCCATCACTTTCGACCAGATCCCCTATGACTGGCTGGAACCCGGCACCTTCATGGAGGTGCGCCCGCATTACGGCAATATCGGATTGCAGCCGTGGCCTGCCAAACAGTTGATCATCGCCCACAAGCTGGCCGCTGGCACCCTGGCGGGCGGCACATTGCAAGAGATCGTCAACCCAGATGAAGCGATCGCGCTTCTCGGTGACGGTTCCATCGGTCTGGAACAGGTGCGCGCAGCGCGCGCCATCAACAAGACACAGCCGCTGTTTGTGATTGCCTTGGGCGACGCCGACGGTGCGGTCAAGGCGACCGGCACGTTGACGTTCACAGGCACGGTTTCAGCCGACATCGTGCTGCGTTTCCAGATCAACGACCTTCAGGTGCGCATGACGGCTGAGGCGGGTGACACGGTCACCGAACTGGCAACCAAACTGGCCGCATCGATCAACGCGCCTGGCAATATCGCCCTGCCGTTGACGGCGACGTCGGATGCCGGTGTGGTGACGGTGACCTGCCGCCACGGTGGCGAAGTTGGCAACGAGATCGACCTGCGGGTCGATAAGCGCCAACCCCTGCCGGACGGCTTGAACGTTGCGATTGTCGCGATGGCCAATGGCACCGGCAACCCCGATGTTCAGGACGCCTTCGACGCGATCCCGAACCAGTGGTTCACCGATGCGACCATGGCCTGGAACGACGAAACCAACTTGGAAACGTTCGCGGCTGAATTGCTGGCCCGCTACCAGGCAATGTCGAAACTCGACGCCCATGGTTATGTCGCCAAGCGCGCCACATATGGCCAGGCCGGGACATGGGGCAACCTGACCAACTCGCCGTATCTGTCGCCGTTTTCTCTCAACAGATGCCCTACCCCTTCATGGGCAATCGCCGCCTCGATGATGGCGCTCTGCTCGTTCCACCTGACCAACGACCCGGCGCGCCAGTTGCGCTCGCTGGCCGTCTCGACCATCTCGGCTCCCGACGACGAAGACCAGTTCACCGAGGTTGAACAGGACCTGTTGCTGCGCAAAGGCATTTCGTCGTTCGACTTTCTCGACGATGGCACAGCCGTCGTGTCGCGCATTGTCACCAGCTACAAGGTGTCAAACCTCGATGCGCCGGATCGTGCCTGGCTCAACATCATGGTGCCGAAAACCGCGAGCCGTATCCGGTTCGACTGGTCGATTTATGTCACGCTGCTCTACCCGCGCTCCAAACTGGTGGAAGACGAGGCAACAGCCGCCTATCTGGAACGCCCGCCCGGCGAGGTTTCCGACGGCGACGATCAGCAGGACAGCAACGCCATCGTCACGCCGCGCCGCATGCATGCCTCCTGGGCAGGCCGCTGTCGGCTCTACGCGAAGAAGGTCTGGATCAGCGATGTCGAGCGGACCGTCCGCGCCAGCCGCTTCGAGATCGACGACAGCGACAAGGATCGCATGAACGCACAGCAGCGCATCAACATCGTCGGCAACCTGATGGTGCTGGCCGGTGCGCTCGAATTCGAAGCGTAGCTTCTTATTGCGCTCACGCCAGCCGCTTCGCGGCGGCTGCGCGGGCGCGGCCTGACCGGCCGGGCGGCTCTTCGCCGCCAAGACAAAAGGGAACATGATCAATGCAAAATCTTGGCATCATCGACATCGTCTGGAAGGGCCGCAACATTCCGGTCGAGAAAGGCGCAAAAGTCCGGGTTGGCGGCATCAAGAACAATGCGGTCACCTATGGCCGCCGTGTCGGCCGTGCCCAGGAATTCGAAGGCTCGGAAATCACCGCCACCACCCATCTGGAACGCGGCCAGCGCTATGGCAATCTGTGGGACCCGGGCGAGGGCGAATTGCAGGTGGTCTGCGACACCGGCCAGACCTTCGTCTGGGCCGACGCTTTCCTGACCGATCGCCCCGACATGACCGGCGGCGAAGGCGGCAAGATCGAACTGAAATGGATGGGCGGCGAGCCCGAAGAAATTTTGAGCTGATGTCAATCAAGACAACTGACCGGGAGGTTGCCATGCGCCATGCACCGAGCGGTGAGTGGGTGCCAGTCTAAAGGGCGTGAACGTTTCAGGGGTGTCGCTGCGGATCAGGCACACATGTTTTCACGGGCCGGGTGAGCACCGTCTCACCCGGCATTCAAACCGCAATTGAAAGGGCCTCACAATGGGCAAGAACGTGACAGTCGATCTGGATGAAGATGCGGCCAGCGAAGCAGACGCCATCATTGACGAAGACAGCGCCGCGTCAATCGATACTGACGATGCAGACGTGATCGACGAGGATCTCCATCCCCATGATCGGCTGCCCGACAAGGCGCGCATGAATGGCGACGGCTCGGTGACCCTCGCGCTCAATTTCCCCGTCACCCTGCGGACACGCAAGAACGGCAAGGTGAAGGAACGGAAGTTTGACGAACTGGTCTTCCACCGCCTGACTGGCAAGGACCAGCGGGTGATTGCTGAAGCGGGCGAAAACAACCTCATTCCAGCATCGTTTTCCTGTTCGACGCGTATCGCACGGGCCGTGATGTTCGCCCTCTACGACCGGATGGTTGATGTGGACATCAGCAATGGGGGCAAAGTAATGAACCATTTTTTCGCCAGTGGCCGACGGACTGGCAGCTAAAGCTCGGCTGCCTGGCGCACGAAACCGGGTTCAGTCCCCACGACATCGAAGCGATGACCTGGCCGGATGTGCTCTTCTGGTGGAACTCGTTGATGCTGTGGCGCGCTGAATTGACTTCGAGGGAAGGCGACCAGGCATGAGCAATATGGCTGTTGATGTTCTGGTTCGCCTGAAAGACCGGTTGTCTGGCCCTCTGGGGCGGTTGACCGGCCGGTTGAAGGGAGCATTTGCCACAATCGGCAAATTCGCGCTGGCCGGTATCGCAGCCGGTTTTGTGGCAATCGCAGCCTCGCTGATGCAATCGGTACGCGCTGCAGCGGCATTCGAAGAAGCCTTCGCCGATGTGAAGAAAGTAGCCGACTTCGCCAATGACTTCGAGATGAATGTCATGCGTGACGGCATTCTGGACCTGTCGCGGGTGATCCCGATTGCCGCTGACGGTCTGGCCACTATTGCCGCAGAGGCCATTCAGTCTGGCATCGCAATTGCCGAAGCGCTCGATTTCACCGAATTGACGGCAAAGGCCGGCGTCGCGTTCGACATGCTGCCGGAAGTGATCGGCGAAACATTTGCCAAGATCAAGAACGTCTTCAAGCTCGATCTCGACGGCCTGCGCGGCGCGGCCGACGCGGTCAACCACCTGTCCAACAACATGGCGGCCAAGGCACCGCAAATTCTCGATTTCCTCAACCGCGCCGGTGGTGCCGCGCCGTTGCTCGACATGACTGCGCAACAGATGAGCGCGTTAGGCGCGTCGATGATCGCGCTGGGCACGATGCCGGAAACCGCTGGGCGCGCGGTGACCACGATGTTTACGAAGATTGCAGTCGGGGGCACCAAGGTAGATGGGGCTTTCAAGAAGCTCGGCATGGTGCGCACCGAGTTTATTGAACTGGCCAAGGCCGATCCCGGTAAGGCATTCACCGAATTGTTCGATGCGGTCGGGAAATCCAAAGACGGTCTCAAGGCGCTGGTCGATCTGGTGGGACAGGACTTTGCCGACGACTTTCTGAAACTCGCCAAAAACCCGGAGCTGCTCGCAGAGGCATTTCGTCTGGTGTCAAAGGAGGCAAACTATGCCGGATCGGTGCTGAAGGAATATGGTGCGCGGGCCGAGACGTTCAACAATTCGTGGCAATTGCTGAAAAACAACCTGCAGGCCATGGCCATCGAAACGGGCTCGCGCCTGTTGCCCACCCTCAACAAGGGGCTGAACGGCGTTGTTCATCTGCTTCAAACTTTGGGTGAGCGCATCACGCTGCTCGACAGGGTCAAGGCGTCTATGAGTGGTTTCGTCGATGGTCTGGGCCTCGACAAGGCCACTGGCATGATCAAATCGTTCAAGGATGCGTGGACCGGGTTGACCGAATTTCTTTTTGGTCGTGATCTTTCGGGTGTCGATGAGGGTTTTGCCCGCATCTTGCGCGGTGAAGATCAAGCCGCGCTGTCCGGCGTCGTTGACCGGTTTCGGCAATTTGGTGCTGCCATCCGCAGCGTCATGGACCTTGCCCGCAGCGCCGTTGAACCGTTCCGCAATCTGCTGTCCGGCTTCAGGTTCGAAGGCAATCAGGCCAGCGCCATGGTGGGCATGGCCGATGCGATGGGCGATCTGGCGTCGGCATTGGCATACATAAAAGACGTCGGCCGGTTGGCAGGCGGTGGCGTCATGGAAGGGGTCAGCGCGTTCTTGTCGTCGATTTCTGGACTTGGTGACAAGTTGGGCAATTTGCCAACCAAACTATCGCGCCTGGGTGAAGCCGTGGGCGGCTTGCTCAATGGCATAACGGGCAGCACGTCCAGCGGCGATCTGGGCAAATTCCTCGGCGATCTGGCGACCGGAATTGGCAAGGTTCTGGGTGCTGGCATTGATCTGGTCGCAACCAGCCTTGGGACGTTTATTGAGGTGCTGACCCAGATTGCCCGGTTCCTCGATGGCAAGCCAATCCAGTGGGACAATTTGAAAATCAGTTTTGCCGAGCAGTTCAAGAGCTACGGAGAGTGGATGAATGCGTTGGTGACGAGCGTCCAGCAACTGCTGGGGCTGGACATCCAGCCCATCAACTGGGCGGCGTTGCAGGAAGGTCTGAAACCCGTCCTCGACTTCGTTTTTGCGCAACTTGAGCGCCTGCAAGGCATGATCGATTGGGTTCAGAGTGTGTTTTCCAAGGACGGGATCGATGCTGTTCGCGACACGCTTGACGGCGGCATCGGCGGGATCAATGCCAACGAACGCGGAATGGGCATTTTGAAGCAATTTCAGGAAGGCAAGATCACGCTGGGAGAATTCCGTGCCACCCTGGACGAACTGCACCAGGCCAACAGCAACTGGGATGTGATCGACAACGGTCAGTTGTCGAGTTCGATTGCTCTTCTGGACGAGATCATCGCCAAACAAAAGGAAATCGGTCTCGGCAACGGCCCGCGCCTGAATGCCGCGGCAAACGACAATGGCCCGGCGTTTGCGCTCGGTGATGGTGGTGCCAATGGTGGTGCCAACAACGTGGTGGCGCCAGGCACATCCAGAGACAACCTGTCAGCCGCTCCTCGGCTTGGTGGCAATGGCCCGGGCAGCGGTGCCCCGGTCATCAAGTTCCAGCCGGTGGAGGTGATCAACACGGTTGAAACATCGGTTGGTGGGTCGGTTACCATCAAGGTCGAAGGTCCCGGCAAGATCACCGGCGTTTCGTCCACCAATCCCGATGTGCCGATCAATACCGGCCGCGCCGTCGGGAGGCCCTGATGGCACTGGATGATGTTTCCGATCTGCTGCCCGGCCTCGCGCCCGCAACCTATGGCGGTGTCGCCTTCGACATGCCCGACACGTCTTGCGAGGCTGGACGGCGGGTTGCCGAGCATCTGTTCGCCGGCATCAGCATCGCCGCCTATGACGACATGGGACAAGCGCCTGAGGTGGTCTCTGTCACCGGCGTGCTGCTGGGCGACGATTACATTGCCCAGGCGAAACGGCTGAAGGCGGCGTTTCACCGACCGGGTCCGGCGACCCTGATGCATCCGTGGTGGGGTGCCATGAATGTCATCATGGAGGAGCCGGGTTCGATCACGTTCTCGGCTGGTGAATTGCGGGTTGCGCGGTTTGAGGCGACTTTCAAAGTCTTCAAGGCCGGTGGTTCGACAGCCGGTCTGGGCACCGCCGCAAACTTGCGTTCGGCGGTTGCGGTGCTGCAGAGCGCGGCTGTGGCGATGCTCAGTCTGCCCACCCGGTTGATTGCAACCGCCGGTTCTGCTCGTGCAATCGCCCGCACGATCCGGCTGATCACCCGTCACCGGCCGCGTGGCATCGTCGCGCCACCGGCCGCGTTTG